GTTTCGAATTTTATTCGATTTGGAGTCGACCTATACACGGGAAGCATCGCCGGCAGACCGTATAATATTTCGCAACTTGAAAACGGCGAAGATTCGGAGACTGAATACTCAGGCGCGGAAGCGTATCGAGAAATTGGCACAAATAACAACTTCGACGCAATCGATGTCGCGAATCTCAGGAACGCGCTTATTTGCGGTTACAGTGTCGAGCTACACGAATTCATCGACGGTCAAATTGTAATCACAGAGAGAGACCCGATTGCATGGCTGCCGATTTATAATTCCAACGCCGAAATGATTGGCATCATCAACCGCTCGACTGTATACGGCGGTGAATTCTTCGGCAACGAACTGCTGAACGACAAACTCGAAATCATGGTTCTCTATACCGCAGACCGAATGAAAACTTGGCATAAAGACATGAGCACCAGGGCGAAAGAATGGGTGCTGGTAGAAGATGTTCCGCACTACTACGGCAAACCGCCGGTCGTGATTTGGCGAACTAATAAAGACAAAACATCTATCATTTCAGATGACCTTATCACGCAGCAGGACGAATACAACGACATCGACAGCGCATCCGGTGATTCGCTGCGATACGATACCGACGGCGTTCTGGCGATTAAAGGTTATTCGCAAAAGAACATTCAGGACAACGCGGAACAGATTCGAGAATTCAAACTTCTACCGCTGCCAGAGAACGGCGACGCATATTTCATCAGTAAAGGCACAGACTCATCGCGTATTGAATCGCGACTCGCCCGGACGCGACAGCATATCTTTATGACGATGGCTGTTCCCGATATCGAAGACATCGTCGGCGCGACCGGCAGCACATCTGGAATCGCTCTCAAGCTGAAATTCAAGCCGATGCAGGACAACGCAGCGTATATGATTTCAAATCTAAGGCAGGGCGTCAGAAGCAGAATCGAATTGATAAACGCAGTCATCGGACGCATTCAGGATTCGAAGCGCATTGAGAACGTCCAGGTGAATATTGACTTCGCGCTACCAACAAACCGCGTCGAGGAATGGCAGAATATTGGCTCACTCAGCGGCATTGTTTCGCATCGCAAACAACTTGAAGTATTGACTGACGTCGTTGATGTCGACCAGGAAGAGCGCCGGCTTTCGAAAGAATCGGAAGATGCGCAATTTATCGCCAGAACAGACGGGACGCCTGGAGAAATTCAAGCGCGAAGCGAAGCGCAAATCAACGCAAACGCCGAGCTGATTCAGCCGCAAATATCAACCGTTATCGACTCGATTACAGATGCAGTTCTTTCGGAAACGCTGCGACGCTCTCGTACTGAAACGCGGAATAATTCATAATGCCGATTCAGTGGACACCAGAAGAAGTGCAAGAAATATTCGCGGGCGTCGATTTGCCTTCGGGCACGAACTATGACTGGGGCGAACTGGTCAAGATTATGGGTGAAGCAACCGACGTCGAGGGATTGACTGAGCAAATAGTGGCAACCAGTGTTTTAGGCACGACCAGCGCAGAAGTTCTTGCCGCTGCAACATTGCAGGCTGAACGTCAAGCGCGGAAGATTTCTGGCAATCTTGCAAAAGCGCAACTGCAAAGCATCGCTGATAAAGCGCGTCAGAATTTGGCAGAAGGAAACGCGTTCGACAAACTTTATTCCAAGTTAACAGAAATTCAGGGACTCGACAAAAACCGAGCGGCAACGCTGGAAAAATACAAACAGCAACTATTGAATCAGGGCGTCGATGGTGACGAGCTTGCCGGTAAAGTAGAACGTATGCGCCAGAAGCTGCTCAGAGACAGGCGCAAAACTATTGCGCAAACCGAAATGGCGTTTGCTCAGGAAGACGGAAACCGCGAAATCGCAAAAGCGCGTGGCGCAGAATGGAAACTGTGGGTTACTGCCGGCGATGAATTGGTCTCTGATATGGATCAAGCAAACGAGGCGCAGGGCTGGATTCGCATTGATGAACAATTCTCCAGTGGCAATATGCAGCCACCATCGCATCCAAACTGCCGATGCACTCTTGCATATAGACGATTCGAGCCGAGCGCGGACGATAATCGACGGGCGGCTGAATATTCACAATCTACATCTGAGGCTAAAGAATAATGGAAAGCATCACATCTTTCGGAATCGAGAGCGGCGGTATTGCTGCGCAAATTGCGTTTCTATTTTGGGTGTATAAAGCACTCACCAGCAGAGTCGATAAACTTGAGTCTGAAATATCGCGCAAACTCAACAACGGCATCCGTTCAGAGATTAACGAAATGAAAATCGAAGTTGCCCGCATGGGCGAGCGCTCGAAACAACGACGGCGAGGCGACGAGCAAGATTGATTGTTTTTCCACGATTTATTTCGAATCGTGTTATAAATATGTCGGGCGTGATTTGGTAACGACCGACGCGAAACCCGAAGCGGACGCGAAGGCACCTGGGTTCGATTCCCAGCACGTCCACCAAAAACAGAGGAGATTTGAATAGATGGCAGACGAGGAAACGCCGACGGCAACTGCTGACGCGACTGATGATTCAGGCGCTGCGCAGGGGCAAGAAGCCGCGACTAAAGACGCCGAAAACCCGGAGAAAGTATTCACGCAATCAGAAGTCGACCGCCGTGTTACTGAAGCGCTCAGAACTTATCAGGCGAATCAGGATGCAAAGGCAGAATCGATGAAACGAGAGCAAGAGCAAATCAACGCTATTAAGGAAGGCGAATTTGAAAAAGCCCTTCATCTGGTGCAGTCAGAACTTGACGCAATCAAAGCCGAGACGCGCTCAAACGAATACAAGGTCAGGGCGCATGATGTTTTGCGCGAGTTGAATTTGTCGCAATTTGCAGACGTCCTGATTCCCGGTACAAGTGACACAGAAGAATTGATATCACGCGCAAAAGCATTCCAAAACGGAATTCAGCGAGGCATCGAAACCGAAGTGAAACGCAAATTAGACACGGGCGCACAGCGCGTTCCGGAAAACACAAAATCACCAGAGCCGAAGCGCATCGACGAGATGACCAGAGACGAATTCGTCGACTGGAAAAAAGCAAACGGTTTGGTATAACAAAAAGGCAATAAACAATGGCAAATGAAACGACGACAACTACACTCACCGAGCTGATTCAAGCCAGCATCGGCGAAGCGCGAGTAGTATCCTCTCAGGGCGTCAACCTGGAAGAATACGTCACACGCCGACCGCTCGAAGCAGGCAAAGGCTCCGCAACTTTCCCGATTTTTGACGAAGAAGTCATGAATTCAGTCGCAGAAGGTACGGATTTGACGAACACTGCATTCGACAGTACAGCCGTGACGATTACTCCAGGAGAGTATGGGTTGATGACGACGCTTACTGACTTGGCATCGAATCGCGCTGGCGCTCAAGCAGCAATCGACATCGGTCGCGTGATGGGTGAAGCGGCGCGAGCAGCGAAGAATGAAGCAATCTATGCTCTGTGCGATGGCTTCTCGACTGCTCTCGGCACGACCGATACTGACATCACCGAAGCATTGATTCAGCAGGCAGTGGCGACGATTCGCGCTGCAAAGGCTCCGGGTCCGTACTATATGCCGGTAACGCCTTGGGTGCTGGAAGATTTGCTCGGATTGTATTCGACGAACACGAATTACACGGCAGAGGCTCTGCGCAATCAGTCGGTCCTGGAAGGCACTCTTCCGCCGATTCATGGTGTGATTCCTTTGATTGTGGATAACATCACCGGCATCGATGACGCGGACACGAAAACCGCCGTATTCTCCGGAGCCGCTATTGGTTACGTTGAAGAGTGGGATTTCCGAGTCGAAACCGAACGCAACGCTTCCCTTCGCGGCACTGAGTGGGTTGCTACTGCATCTTTCGGCGTCGGCGAAATCAAGGATTCGTGGGGTGTTGAACTGCTGGTCGACAACAAAGACTAGTATATTCTGATTGAAGAATCGAGCCGGGGCGCTAATCACGCCCCGGCTTACAACTAAGAAAGGGCAAATCACATGGCAAGGCACGAACAGGGCGTCGAGTATTTCGAGGAGACCATACGCGGCAGAACGGTTAAAACATTGAATGCTCGTCTGTACGCACCCGACGGCTCAATCTTCAAGATGCCGCAAGGTGGCAACGTGACGACTTATGTTTCCAAAGGCTACAGCTTGAAGCCGACCGATGAATGGAAAAAGAAAAACGATATTTACGAGCAGCAAAAAGCAGATTCTCTTGAGCTGTCAAACTTCAAGCGCGAATTGAAAAATCAAGAAGTCGAAAATAAAATGCGCGAAGAACGGGTCGCAGCAAAGGCGGCAATGCTTGAGATGAAAGCGAAGATGGACGCAGAGAGCCATCGCATCGCATCAGCCGAAAATTCACTGGGCGACAAGTTATCCGAAGAAGAAAAGATAAAGCCAAAAATGGACGATGAGGATAATATAAATCCACCAAAACGCAAACCAGGCCGTCCAGCGAAGGCGAAGGCTTAAACCATGCCTGAGTGGATGAGCAATACAAAAGCCGGTGCGCTTCTTGACGAAGTACAACTGAATCCGGAAATCGGAACTGACGACCAGACATTTGTCGAGTCAGTGATTCAGCGGGCAGCGCGCTACATCTGCTCTCAGTGCAATATCGAGCGCTATCCGGAGCAGTCCCAGGGATATGCTCAGAGCGGACCCACTCCATCAACCGATATCTCGTCGCTATCTACGAATTCGATTTTGATTTTAATAGACGACGACGACTACTACGACATCACTTTAGATTTGTCTGTTTGCACAACTTCATCCGGAATCGTTACTGAATTGCAGAGAGCCATTCGCGCAGTTGGTATTGAGTCGTACAAGTTGGCGACCGTTGAATATGAACTGCACCAGCAGCATCATTACACTATCAGTTCGCCGACGTATGGCGAATCAAGCATCGCATCAGTATCCTATGAAGCTGAATATGAACACGTCGCGCAGGCTCTTAAACTTTCGCCGGAATTCGGCGGCATTGAATATATTGGCGGTGCAACTGCGCTACAGTTCGACGATATCGTGGTGCGCTGCGTTCAGCATTGGTACAATCAAGTGGGCGTCGAAGGAATGCGCTCATTTTCGATTCCAGGCGCAGCATCAGCAACCGACTTCGGAATCGACCCTGTCGTTGCAGCATTTATCGAAGATAACAGGCGGCTAGTCTAATGCCACCGCGTCGGCATATGCGCGACAAAGCGCAAATCGGAGTTTTCCAGACGGTATCGAATGGTCCTGAACCAGTAGAATCATTCGTGTACGGTTCAGCGGTATCATGCCGATTCGTTCGAACATCGACACGCGAAGTTCTCGATGGTAAAGAGCAGGACTTGACCGACGTTCAAATTCATTTCAGAGCAGACCAAACGCTGACTGATGCTTCCCGGATTAAGTTGACGCGCCGCAATCTGACAACATTGGCTACGCCTGAGTATTATGAGCTGGTCGGTTTGCCATGGTATACCGACGACAACAGAACCATCGTTTGCAACTGCCAATCCATGCCGACCGGAGCCGAATGATGGCGGGTTCTCATTCTGTAAAATTCAACGATAAAACAGCAGATGCGATTCGTTATGTTTCGAAGTTGACCGGCGATACGTTGATTGATTACACCGAAACCACGACCAGCGTTACAAAAAAATACGCGCCAGTGCGCAAAAAGCGAGGCGGCAATCATCGGCGCTCGATAAACTGGAAGAAATCAGCATCAAACGTTGGCGGCACAATCACCGGAACGAAGATATTCAGTACATCAAATTACGGCGCATATTTGGAATTCGGAACTTCGAAGATGGCAGCGCGTCCGCATTTTTCGAAAGCGATTCGCGAAGTTGCAAAAGAATTCCAAAAGAAAAGCAAGTGGTCTAAATGATAGATCGAACGCAAATAGTATATGAACTTTTGACGGCATCAAGTCCATTATCAACTGCTGTCGGTACGCGGGTTTATTCGCCGGTTGCTCCGAGAAGCTGGGACAATACCGCAAAAACAATAATCTTTCACCAGGACGGCGGCGACGCCCATTTGACGGCAGCGCACAATTCCGCAAACTTCATCTTCAAGTGTTACGGTGGAAGCAATCTATATTCAGACGCCCGTGATGTATTCGGTCTGCTTTACGACCGATTACAAATGGCATCTGAAACTGTAACATCTGGGACGGTGGTGACGGCTCGACTTATCAGCGACGACCAGCTCGAACCCGAACCGGACACCAAATACAAATCACATATCGCACGATTTCAAATCGTATTTAACCACTCGTAAAGGAGTAAAGAAATGGCAAACACTAGCATCGTAAATCGCGTCGCGATTCACGCAACCGCAGGAACCGCACTTCCGACATTGCCGGCATCGCCTGGCTCGAACATTTCGCAGTCTGATTTCGCGACGGCAGGATTCGAG